AAAATATCTCAACAAGCAAATTTATGGAAGGCAAAGACACTTACTACAAAAATATTAGAAATGAGTTAGAAAACCCTCAATTTAAAGAACAAAGAGAATATTTAACTAAAAGACTTGTGGATATATACCAAAACCCCGATATTACACAAAATGTTGTAGACCCAAATAATTATAATAAAATATTAGAAGAGGGTAAAATGTTTGAGAACATGCCTGAGTTTGTGTATGATATGGCTCAACAAGAAGCAAACAAAATTATTTTTAAGGAGCATTACAAATTGATTGGAAAGAAACCACCAGAGCAAAAGACAATGCAAGATGATAATCTGTTCGAGGAACTTACAGGCATTGACCTCGTTCCAGGTGAAAGAGAGAATCCACCACAAATAAATCCAAGAATAAAAGAACCTTATGATAACGTGAGAGGCATGGCCATGGGCGGCGATCCAGGACAGTTCACTGATCCACTACGTACACCTGACGACAGCGCTGTTGACGTGAGAGGTATACAAGAGGATGTGCCTTACATGAGTATTGATGAGCTTGACTTGTTTGAAGAAGCAAACCTTAAGCCAACACTAGATAATCAAATGCCAGAAGTACAATTAGCATCGGCTAATATATTTGGTAAGCTACCAGGTTGGGCCGTGTACCTTGATAAGAAAAGCGATCTACTTGGTTCAGGTAAACAAACACAAAACCTTATTCGAATTGGTGATCAAGTAGCAGAGGCTACTAAAACACCAACAGAAAATATTAATAGATTTTATTCAAACCTTGAAGCAAAGCTTCTTGATCCAAGTGTACCTGATACTTTTACAACGCCAGAAGAATTATTTAATTTCTTTCAATCAAGAAATATTGGTAAGCTTGAAGTTGAAGACTATCAGCTACCACAATTGTTTCAATCAATATTTAAGTCAGGTCAACCAGTGACCAAGGCTCAGCTTCTGAGTAGAATAAAAGAGGCGCCAATTAGAAAATTAAAATCACAAACCTTTGGTTTTAGATCAGAGATAGATAACGGCGATGGACAGTTTATTGATTACAAGTATGGTGATGGTCATTTTGAACCTGGCGCTAATTCAGGCACATACAGAGAAAGTGTTATTTATTTAAAACCAGATGATATACCTGGAGATCCAGCAGCTTACAGACACAGTGTACATAATTTCTTTCCTGCTGATGATGCATACGTTGTCGGTTGGTCACGGCTCACGGACCGCCCTGCAATTATATCTGGTACAGGTAAACAACTCTCAGGAGATACAACAACAAAACTTTTAGAGTTAGAAAAGAAAAGAGATAGACTTACAACAATTACAAACAAGTCAGCACAAGACATTGTTGATCAATCAGGTGGTCGTGTTAGTTTGGAACAAGCACAAAAGAATATTGATAACGCACAAAAGCAACTAACGAAAATACAAGATGATATTACTAATTTTGGATCTGGTGCAAAACAAGCTGTTGTTGGTGATGAAGTTGTAAATGTAACATTTGCTGATGAAATACAATCAGATATATTTCAACGTTATCGAAAACATTTAGAACAGGTAAAAGATGAGTATCAAAAAATTGTTTCAAAACTCGGAGAAGTAAAATCAAGAGATCCTAGGTTTATACGTGATGAGCTATATAGCAGCGATGTAAACTCTTTAACAGTAGCTTACTATGCAAAACACAAAGATATACTTAGACCTGTGTTTAGAACAGAAGAGGACTTTGTTGGACACATAAAAGCACTGCAAGAATCAAACGAAGTTATGAGACAGTTCGCACAAATTAGACCTGGCATGTTAACCGAGGGTGCGATGGTGCCCGTGCGTGAAGCACAAAAGAAAAGGGACGATGTTTTAAAATTCTTTGATGAGATACGTGTTGATCCTGAAACTATAAAACAATTATTTCCAAATGTACCCTTTAAAGACAGAAAAGCTTGGGGCGATGTGTTGGTCAAAAACGATTTACACATGGCAGCAAAAAGATTGTTTGTTGATGGAGATCAAAATGCACCAACGTGGTATGCTATAACACCAGCAAAACTTGTAGCTAATAGATATAGCCAAGCAGGAACGACAGCGACGCCACTTGCTCAAAGAGCAGGAAAGAAAGGTGTGGGCACATATGAGTTTTATGGTGGCCCAGATGCTACTGATGTTAATGGTAAACACTATACAAGCATACTGGAGCAGTCACTTAAAAGAGCAGCAAACATAAACAATGCAGAGTTTAAAATAATTAAGGTAGGCATAGGTAATCCTACAAGAAATAAAAAAGTTATTGAGATTGTGGATATGTCTGGTGGACAACCAACAGTTGTTAAGACAATAAATGTTAAAAAAAATCAAAGTAGAGCGGCTATAGAAGAAGCTACTGCCTACATTAATAAACAGCCAAATGCAGAAAATCTCGTTACAAACACAACAAGTTATCCTGAAGGCTTTGAAACTGTGGACGCTTATGCTATAAAACTAACACCTGAAATGGTATTGCCATCAAAGACACATATGGCTATAGGTGGCTATGTTAAATACGATCCAATGCCAAATATTGAGGAAGTTATAGGAGCAGCGTAATGGCTATTGATAAAAGACTTGATCCAAATGAACCACAAACAGTCAACGATGCGTTGATGATACCTCCAAAGACAGGAGAAACAGTACAATTAGATCCAGGAACAGATAATCCCATAGTTGAAATCACTGAAGACGGTGGTGCAATTGTTGGAGAACAAGAACAAATAGTAGAAGATACACACGATGCAAACTTAGCTGAACTCATAGATGAAACAGACTTAAGTAATATAGCATCAGAACTTACTGGTTTTTATGAAGATGATTTATCTTCTAGAAGTGAATGGGAATCGGCTTACAAAAAAGGATTAGATTTACTTGGTTTAAAATATGACGAGAGATCACAACCTTTTCAAGGAGCTAGTGGTGTTACTCATCCTTTATTGTCAGAATCGGTAACGCAGTTTCAAGCGCAAGCTTACAAAGAACTATTACCTGCTGGTGGTCCAGTTAGAACACAAGTGATGGGTGAAGTAACAAAAGAAAAAGAAGACCAAGCTCAAAGAGTTCAAGAATTTATGAACTACCAGATTATGCATGTTATGGAAGAGTTTGATCCAGACCTTGATCAAATGTTATTTTATTTACCACTATCAGGATCTACATTTAAAAAAATATATTACGATGCAAGTCTCGGTAGAGCTGTATCAAAGTTCGTGCCAAGTGATGATTTAGTTGTTCCGTATAATGCAGTTAATATTGAGCAGGCTGAAAGAGTTACACATGTTATAAAAAAATCAGAAAACGAAATAAGAAAATTACAGGTCACAGGATTTTACAGAGATGTTGAAATACAAACATACAATAATCAAGATGAAATAGAAGAAAAAGAACAACAGATATCTGGAATGAAAAAAGCAGGTTATGCTGATGATGAGTACACATTATTAGAAATACACGCAAATTTAGACATACCAGGTTTTGAAAGAGAAGACGGTATTAAAGCTCCTTACATCGTAACTGTAGATGAAGGCTCAGGAAAAGTTTTATCTATTTACAGAAACTATGATGAAGAGGACGATAAACTTAAAAAAACACAATACTTTGTACATTATAAATTTTTACCTGGATTAGGTTTTTACGGACTTGGACTAATTCATATGCTTGGTGGTTTATCAAGAACTGCTACAGCTGCTTTACGTCAATTAATTGATGCTGGTACACTTGCTAATTTACCAGCAGGATTTAAAGCAAGAGGTCTTCGTATTCGTGATGATGATAATCCGATACAGCCTGGTGAGTTTAGAGACGTTGATGCACCAAGTGGTGATCTTCGTTCTGGTCTTTTACCATTACCTTATAAAGGTGCTGATCCTACTTTATTTCAACTACTTGGTTTTGTTGTACAGGCGGGTAAAGAATTTGCTACTGTAGCCGATCAAAAGATTGGTGATAGCGTTGCAGCAAATGCACCAGTTGGAACAACAATGGCTCTTATGGAAAGAGGCATGCGTGTCATGTCAGCTATTCATAAAAGATTACACTACGCACAAAGAATAGAGTTTAAATTACTTGCAAAAATATTTTCAGAATCTTTAGCACCTGATTATCCATATGATGTTGTTGGTGGTGTAAGAGCAATTAAAACTGCTGATTTTGATGAAAAGATAGATATACTACCTGTATCTGATCCAACAATATTTTCAATGTCACAACGTGTTACCTTGGCTCAGACACAATTACAACTTGCACAAGCTGCTCCTCAAATGCATAATATGTATGAAGCATACAGAAGAATGTATCAAGCAATGGGTGTGCAGAATGTAGATGCTATATTACCTGTTCCTACTCCTCCACAGCCTTTAGATCCTGGCATGGAGAACGGCAGTGTATTGTTAGGTAAACCGTTACAAGCATTTAGAAATCAAAATCATATGGCTCACATAGATACACATCGAGCTTTCTTTTCATCTATTTTGGTTAAAAACAATATTCAAGCAATGACTTTATTAGAGGCTCATATTATGGAACACGTTTCTATTCAAGCTCGAGAAGAGGTTGAACAAGAAATGAAAGAAGATGTTGCCAAAATTGCTCAACAATTTGGTGGTAAACTACCTCAAGAGGAGCAAGTTAAGCTTCAAGAACTATTAGAATCAAAAGTTGCAGAGACAATCACTGAAATGACAGAGAAAATGATAGAAGAAGAACAAGAAATGCTATCATCTCAAGGTGAGGACCCATTAATTTCATTAAAACAACAAGAATTACAGCTACGTGCTGCTGATATTCAAAGAAAATCACAAAATGATCAAGCAAATGTTGAAATGGACGCTGCAAAACTTGAGCAAAATGCTAAATTAGCGCAAGATAAGATAGATTCTCAAGAAGATATTGCGCAACTTCGTGCAAATGTTAATTTAGAAAAACAAAAACAATAAAAATGGCAAACGCAGAAGAAAAATTAGCTGATTATTTTGATAAGCTCATGCTTATTGCAAAAAATACTTCCAAAAATCCTGAAGATAGTATACTTTTAGCAGGAGCTATGATGGCGTGTGCAAAAATGGTCTATTATGAACATTTATCGCCAAAAGAAGCAAAACATTTGGAGAATCATAGTGGTTATGACCTCCTTGAACTGGTAAAACCAACGATACATTAGGGGTTAACATGGCATTAAGTGACAAGGGGACAAAAACCGCAAGAGATAAAATTAAAAGAGATAAATTTTTTAAAGAATTTAAACCACCTAAAATTGACCCTGAAAAATTTAAAGAATATTTTGAAAAAAAGAAAAAACCCAAATTTGAAAGGATGCCATTACCACTACCTAAAGGTTTTGGTCCTAGATTCGGGCAACCACCAAGTCCAAAAACAGACCCCGAGGCTTACAGAAAATTTATTGAAAAATTTA